TATAAGCAAGACTTAAATCATCAGATTGAAATGATTCGTTATTACGATAAAGAACAATCAGTTATTTACTTGCCTACTAAAGAAAACTTAATCCTATCTCAAGCCAAAAATCCGCTTGATAAGATGATGGTAGTTGTTGCGCGTAAGCCATCTGTTGATGGTGAACTGCGTGGACAGTTTGATGATGTGCTTGGTATACAATTGTTGCGAAACCGCTTTGCGTTACTTGCAATGGAAGCAGCAGAGAAATCTGTACAGGCTCCAATTGTATTACCTCAAGATGTACAAGAACTACAACTTGGTGGCGATGCGGTTATTCGCACAGCCAACCCTGCTGGAGTACGCCGTGTAGAACTTACATTACCACAAGGTGCATTTACTGAACAAACAATACTAAATCAAGAACTACGAGTTGGTAGTCGTTACCCTGAATCTCGTACTGGAAACATTAGTCAATCTGTTGTTACTGGACAAGGTGTGCAGGCTCTTATGGGAGCCTTTGATACACAAGTTAAGTCTGCTCAAGCAATCTTTGCTGCAGCACTTCGTGATGTTATTGGCATTTGTTTTGAAGTTGATGAAAAGATTTATCCAGAAGAAAAAACTATTCGTGGTGTTGACTCTGGTTCTCCTTATGAAATTGTTTACAAGCCAACTAAAGATATTAAAAATGATTACTCTGCTGATGTTCGTTATGGAATGTTGGCTGGTCTTAACCCTGCACAAGGTCTTATCTTTATGTTGCAAGCACTTGGTGGCAAACTTATTAGCCGTGATATGGCTATGCGTGAACTTCCATTTACGGTTAACGTGACTCAAGAACTTGAAAAGATTGAAATTGAAGAAATGCGGGCGGCTTTACTAGGCTCACTTACTGCATATACTCAAGCAATTCCGCAAATGGCTACTCAAGGTCAGGATGCTTCTGAAGTTGTTCGTAAGATTGCAGCAGTAATTAAAGCACGGCAAAAGGGACAAGCACTTGAAGACGCAATTGAAGAAACATTTGCACCTCAACAAGAAGTTCCTCCTGCTAGTGCTGCCCCTTCTCAGGTAGAGCAAATGTCCCCTGCTCCCGCTGGCGCACCAGCAGGAGGTCCTCAACAAATGGAAGCAAGACCAGACTTACAGACATTACTATCATCGCTTACAGGTGGTGGAGCAACCAAAAGTGCTGTAAGCACTACAAGACAACGCGTGGTTTAGGGGAATGATATGGCTCCACGTAAAAAAAGAATTCAAACTGTAGATACTGATTCTTATTCTGCATTAGAAAGTTATTGTATATGGCTTAACGAATACTATAAAGCATTAAGAAAATCAGGATTTGTTGAAAGTATTGCACTTACAATTATGATGGACAAGATGTCTTATCCAGATTGGGTATCTTACAAGATGCCTAAAGATGTAGACATAGCAAACTATTTAGATGATGAGGATGAGGACTAATATGGCACAAGGCGGATATAAACAACCTAGTAATCCTGCTCCAGTTGGTCTTCCAGGAGCATTATCACAACGTACTGATGGTGGTGCTGTTGAAGGCATGACGCAACCAGCACAAAGATATACTGGTATGACATATAAACAAAATGGTTTAATTAACGAGCAACAAGAGCAAGCAAATTTATCTGGTAATCCTTTTGCACAAAATCAAATTATGCAACTTGATGCGCCTGATTCAAATCCTGATATTCCTATTGAAGAAGGAATTAAAGGTGGCTTAGGTAAAGGTACTGAAGCAATGCGTGGGCTAGTTCCTAATGCTGTGCCATCTATTTTTGATACATTACAACATATAGCACAATTTGATTATTCTGGAGATTCAGAGTTAATTTTAAGAAGTATAATGGATAATGGATAATAGTGCAAAAAATAAATTCTATTGTTGCCGAAATATCACCTAACCTTTATTCTGCTGCAAAACAGGCTGGGCTTTCTGTACCTGAAACAAATCAAGTTGAGCAGATGAGTTATGCAATAAAACAACATAGAGATTTAATAAAATTAGATGGTAATCTAGCACGTACTAAGTATAATCAATTAGATACAAATGTTCAAGAAGGTTTAAAGTTTTTATTTAAAGATGCTGATTACCTACAACCGAGTCCTGATGCAGGTGACCGTATATTTGGTGTGCTTAAAGGTGCTGTAAAATTAGCAGCAAGTCCTTTAATTACTTTGTTTAAGGTTGCTGGTGGTTATAACAGAATTATAAACACCCCGTATCTAGTTGCGCGTCAAGCAGTACAAGGCAAAGAAGTTTTTAATACTAGAACTTGGAGAGATGCTTGGGATGGAACAAGAATTTATGATGAGGAAGCATTAAGACAAGCAACTAATTATTTTGGTGCTGATGATACATTTGTTGCACAAGGTTTACTTGCAGGTAGAACGCCTGGAGAAATTATTGAAGATTACGGTAGTGTCAATAATAATATTTTGGCTTCTATTCAAAAAGCATTTAATGAACCAGATAAATTTAAAGACATATTAAGTGGAGTTAAATATGCCCAAGTAAGTGTGGGCAGAGATATTGCTCGTGGTATGTTTGATGATAGACCACCTGCTAATGGCGGTCTACATGGTGATTACATAAGTAATCCTACTAAAGTTCTTTCAGGTATACTTGACTTTACTTATCAAATTGTTATTGACCCACTTACATGGCTAAGTGGTGGTTTAATTAAAGGTGCTACTAAAGGCGAAAAACTTGCTAACATGGTTACTCAAAAAGCATTAGAGGGTAATCTTAAAGGTGGAGTAGAGCAAGCGTTTAAAGACCCACAAGTTTTTACTTTATGGGAAAATGCTCTTGGACCTGCTATTCGTAACTTTGCTGAATCAAAAACTGCTGCTGAAAAAACAAATGCTTATCGTTATATCGTGCAAAACTTTCCAGGTTATGCTGACCGTAAAGCAATAGAAGCATTTGCTAAAAAAGATGTATCTGTTTTTGATGCTAAAAGCGCACAAAAATATTTTGAGCAAGGCAGTAATGTAAATTTAATGCTTTCTGGTAGAGTTCAAGGTGTTACATACGCTCGTAATGGTGTTGCAGTTGCTAAAACGCATCGTCAAATGTTAAATGGACTTAATGCTTATCTTGATAGTGTATTCAATTCTACAACTTCAAAAACTTTAGGACGATTACGCTCAACTGGTAGAACTGATGAAGAGTTAAACGTATTAGGAGAAAAGGTTAATCAATCTCTTGCTAAAACAGGAGAGATTATAGATGGATTTGCTAATCCAAATCCAGATATGACGGTTATAAATGAAGCAGCAAAAGAAATACGTGGATGGAAAAACCCTAAGCGTTGGGGAATGCTTGCCGCTAGAAGCCCTTCTGGATTAGAAATTCGTTTAGGTGAGCAAGCAGTAGAAACTGCACAAAATTTTACTCTTCGTGCTCGTCAAATTTTGCCTAGAGATTTAGCAGAATTTATGACTACTAAATTCTTAGTAGCAAAGGAAGATGAGCAAATTGTTATTCTACGCAACCTTGATGCAGCAACTATGCATGCAATGGGACTAGGTGGAGAGCCTCAAGGTAGAGAATTAATGGAAAAAATTTTACGTGAAAAGTATGGTAGTAAAGCAGGTTTTGCAACTCTTAAAGATGTAGAAATAAATCCATTACATGCTGCAGTTATGGAACCATCTTCTCTAAGAGAAGTTAATGGGGTTAAATTTTTGCAAAGTGAAGACGTAATTCAACCATATCAGGCTACTAAAGCGGTTGGTTCATTACCATACGACCAAATTGCCAGTATGGTTACAGAAATAAGGTCTAAAAAGAATCTTATATATTCTATTGGTGGCTCAACTCAATCCGCTTTTGCTAAAAAGATTGTAGATAACTGGTCTTTGTTTACATTATTTCCACGTTTAGGTATTAGAAGTGCTATTGATGAGTCTATTATGTATTTACTAACAGCACCTACTCGTGATTTATTATCATTTGCTGGGCGCGAAGGCAACCGACTCGGAAAAGTTACTACAATTTTTACAGGGTCTAAAGATTCTACTGGTTTAATTAAACAAGGACTTACTAAAGTATTTAGAAAAGGTAGAACTAATAATTATAATCTATTGTCTCCAGTTACTCGCACTGAGTTAATTGAAGCAGAGGCAAAAAGACTAGGTACAAGTGTAGATTTATTAACTAACTTAGAAAAACGTGAGACTATCGCATCACATGTTATGTCTGTTTATGGTTCTAAGTTAAATGATAAACAAAAAAATTATTTATTTCAAGCACTTGTTCATCAACCTGATGCATTAAATTCTATTGCGTCTTCTTTTATTGCCCGTAGTGGTTTGTCAGGTGCTTATAGCGATGAAATTTTAGAATCTATGATTACTCCAACTATGCTTGACAGAGCATGGGAACAAATGGGAGTTAAGTCGGGTAAAGGGACACAAGCATTAGATAGTACACAGTTAGCAAATAAAGAAGTTGCTCTTATACAATTTGATAAATTGTTTAAACTTCTTGTTGGCAATAAAATAGAACTTGCTAATAATAAATATGTTAAACTTTCAGAAATATTTTTTAAGCATAATGGTTTAAAGCCAGGAGAAGTTATTCCTGGAACAGATAAGGCTACTTTTTCTGCAGCATTAGATGATTTAATGGAACAAGTAGGGTTTAAGTTTAGTTCTACAACATATTCATGGAGAGTTATAGACCAAAAATCAGTAGATTTATTTAAACAATATTCTGCACGAAGTGTTACGTCTAAGGATAAAGGTCTTAGTGATGTACAAATTGTCCGAGACCAAGCAAGCCGAATCTTTGCTGATATGTATAGTACCTTTCATGGTAATACAAATCTTTATAATCAAGAGTTAATGGACTTAGTACAAAAAAGTTATAGAGAAATCAGTGCAATAGCAATAAAAACTGGGAGAATACCGACTTGGGGTCAGGCTGTATCTCGTATTAGCCTAGATACATTTGAAGAAGCCAGTAGAAATTTTCGTATATCAGGTATGGTAAATACCGATTTAGCGTTTGAAAAATTTACAGATGTAGAATCTTTATTTAAAAAACATGGTAGTTTTATGATGGAACTTATGGATAGACAGGTAAATGGTATCTATCGTCAACCAGCAATTATGGTTACATATGTTAAATTAAGAGAAAAGTATGCAGGCATAGAACAAGAGTATGCACAAGAAATATTTAAAAAGATGAGCAGAGATAACCCAAAAAAGTTAATAACTAATGAAGATGGATTAATTAGTTTATCAGAAGAACTAGCACGTAAAAGGTTTACTGAAATTGCCACCAGAGAAGCAGCAGATGTTGTGTTAAAGTTTGCTGATAACCCAGCAATACGAAGTAATTTTGCATTTAGTGTTAGAACTTTAGGTAGATATTACAGAGCAACTGAAGATTTTTATCGGCGTGTATATCGCTTAAAAGATGTATCACCTCGTGTTTTATATCGTTTAAGATTAACTCATTTGGGTTTAGATGCTACTGGAATGGTGCATCAAGATGCAAATGGTGAACCTTATGTAATAATGCCAATGGATAACATTGTATTTAAAGCAACAGATGGCACTATTCGTGCTTTAACTGGTAAAAGCGGATACAGCCAACCTTTGCTTAATGAGTTTACTTTAAAACTTCGTATGGTTAACCCATCTTTCCAACAAGATGCTGGATTGCCTACACTGTCTGGTCCTATAGCAGGACTTGGTGTAATTGCAATAAAAAACTTGTTAGGTCAAGGTCCTTCCTTTACTAAAAAACTAGGCGAAAGTATAGATACATTTGCATTAGGAAATATTGGAGATAACTTAGATATTACCCGTGCTATTGTCCCCGCAAGTTTACAACGTGTATGGGCTATTCTTCCTTTTAATGAAAAGAGCAGACAAGAAGTAACAGCAGCGCATCAAGCAATTGCTTACAATGCGGCACATGGTTTGTATCTAGATACTAATTCTA